TATGCTTGGCACTGAACATCTACCATGAGGCCCGTGACCAGCCCTACATTGGGCAGGTTGCGGTAGCCCAAGTCGTAATGCATCGTGTGCGGGACGACAGATATCCTGACGATGTATGTGATGTAGTGTTCCAAGGCCCGACATACTCATGGAAACCTGACTTCCCGATTCGCAACCGCTGTCAGTTTAGCTGGTACTGCGACGGTAAATCAGACAAGACGCGCGATAAAGATGCATGGAATAATGCATTGACAATTGCTAAGGGCGTGTACTATAACGACCTAGATGACTTTGTAGAAGGAGCGACACATTATCATGCGACATATGTATTGCCCGAATGGGCAGAGAGTAAAACACCAGTTGTGCAGATTGGTCAACACGTGTTCTATCGTTGGGAATAGCAGATGGATATAATGATTGGATTCGCTATGCTATTCGTAATATTGGCTATTGACTTTTTGTTTTGAATAGCCATATAACTAAGTATCAGTTGGCAAATGAAAGGAGAAATCTTATGCCCCTCGACTTTACTCATCAGCTTATCGCTGACATTCCTGAGAACCTCGACTTCGACGTTCAGTACGAAGACACCAAGTTTGATGGCAAGAAATATGTCATCAACGGCTCGACAGGTGACTACCTTGGCATCGTAGGTGACGGATTCACCTGTGCCTCGCATGGCAAGTTTTTCACTAAAGTTCAAGAGGTTATGATGGAGAACCTGTCTGCCCATGAACTTGAAGATGCCGATGTGCGCTGGTCATCCTGCCGCAACAACGCATGGGCCAAGATGGATATCAACCTGCCGAATGTGGCGGCTGACATCACAACGTCGAAGCACTCCAGCAAGATTGCACGGCGTTTCATTGCCCTGCACGGTGTTGATGGTTCCTGCTCCAATCTCGTGTTCTTTGGTGCCATCGACTTCTTCTGCACCAATGGCATCATCGTTGGCCAGCACGACAAGGTGAAGCGTAAGAACACCAGCGGGTTTAACCTGACATCTTTCGCAGACAAGCTGCACGACCACAAGGATGACTTTGAGGCTGACACCAAGAAGTTCCAGCGTTGGGCTGAGACAGACATCTCGTCTTTCGATGTCAAGAACATTCTTGAGTCCATCATCAAGTCTGACAACACGGCAGAGAAGATGTTCAGCCTGTACAGCCAAGAAGCTGCGACTCGTGGCCGCAACCTGTGGGCCTTGTACAGCGCGTTCACCAACTACGCAACCTATGCGGATGACCGCAACGGATTCCATCTGCGTAACACTGGCAACGACAACGACGCTGAGAACATGTACAAGCGCGAACACAAAGTTGCTGGCTGGATTGATGACCCTGCCTTCAAGCGCATGGAACTGATGGGTCAGTTTGGCTCCGCAGCGTAACTCAACAGGGAGAGTGGCACCCGCTGCTCTCCCATCCTCTACTATCTTGGGAGATATCTATGGCTTTGCTCACCGTCAAACAGTTGTCTGACAAATACTTTATGTCCAGTGATTACAATGGGTTATCGGACAAAAGTAAAGTTGACTATAAGAACTTTATGAACATCCTTCTCAGCACAGAAGTGGACGAATCTGTAATTCAAGAGGCTGTGGCAAAACGTCTCACTGGTCCGACTGCGCGTAAGGCATATGAACAGTGGCTTGACCGTGGTGTTCCAATGGCCAACCACATCTGCGCTGTTGCACGTAAGCTGTATTCGTTTGGCATGGAGATGGGTTATGCAGATATGAATCCGTTTGCAACCTTCAAGCGAAAAACTGTAAAGCCTCGTAAAACTGTGTGGACACAGGACGAACTGCGACTTTTCCTTGACACAGCCTATTCAGACTACAAGTATCGCAGTGTAGGTTTGATTGCACAGATGGCATACGAATGGTGCCAGCGTATTGGAGACATGCGTACGTTGAAGTTTGATTGTGTTGACTTGGAGAATGGCGTACTGAATCTGGAACAGTCAAAGCGTGGTGCTGTTGTTCATCTGCCTATCAGTGACGCTATGGTGGCGATGCTGACACAGCAGAAGGAAGACTTCGGCTTCCAAGAATATGTAGTACCCTATCCTCGCCCTAGAAAGGGCGTGTACAGCCCCTTTAGCATGGAAAGGCTATCAAGGTACGCCAGAGAGATTACACGCCTTGCTGGGCTTCCTGACGAGTTGCGCCTCGCTGACTTACGTCGCACAGGCACGACAGAGATGGTTGAGGCAGGTGTCGGTATTGCACAAATCATGTCGGTTACAGGACATGCCAATCCGCAGTCAGTGAAGCCGTACATGAAAAATACTCTGGCTAGTGCAGAATATGCATTGACAGAACGAAATAACCGTGTTACAAGCATGACAAGTGCCGCAAAGGAAAGTGTAAATACATGAATACTATATATAACATTGTAAGTGATATGGATGTACCAGTTGGAAGTACAGTACGTACTGAGTGTCCTTCCTGTGGAGAACGTACATTTACCGTGACTAATGAGATGGGTACACTCAAGTGGAACTGCTTCCGTGCTTCCTGTACAGTCAGTGGTGCCACAAAAGTGAGCATGTCCATCGAAGACATCAAGACTACTCTGCTTGGGTACGAGAAAGAAGAAGACCAATTACCAGAAGATTTCGTGTTACCTGAGTATATCGTCAATCCCCCGTGGATTGTAGCTGAGTGGGCAAGCGAGTTGTATGGCCTTGACCACAAGGAACTTGGTCTTATGTATGACGTGAAAGAAAGCCGTGTCGTGTTCCCGGTCAAACATGATGGTCGCATTGTAGATGCTACAGGTCGTGCGCTGGATAAGGGTGGAATAAAATGGAAGCGATATGGAAAAAGCCCCTTGCCATACGTACACGGCTGTGGTAAAACTGCCATCGTTGTTGAGGACTGTGTGAGTGCCGCAGTTGTAGGCGGTGATGAATACGTTGGGGTCGCTGTGTTGGGAACATCACTGTCGGAATCACACAAGAGGTATCTCGCACAGTTCTCAACAGCTATCATTGCGCTTGACCCCGATGCGCTACTAAAGTCGATAGAGTTTGCTAAAGAATTACGATTGCATGTTGACAATGTTCATGTAGTCAAGTTATCAGATGACCTGAAATACCGAAACCCCGAAGACTTAGATAAGTTGACCAACATAGGAGTATAGAATGGAACTGGCCCTTATTCGTTCCTTGATGAACAAAGAGTTCTACGATGACCATCGTGGGGCGCGTTGCCCTGACCGGCTGTTCAGCAAGGACGCCCGTAAAATCAAACAAGCAGTAGACGGTGCAATGGACCGCTACTCACGTGACGTAACACCTGACGAAGTTCAAGCATTGTTCTTGGCTGATAACCCCACTATGACCACTGCTACCAAGCAGGGTTACGAGGCGTTGTTTGACAAGATTAAGCGTGAGCCAGCGATGGGTACAGACATTGCACAGGATGTCCTGTCCAAGCTGTTCCAGCGTGTCATTGGCGAGGACATTGCTAGTCTTGGCGTAGACTATGTGTCCGGCAGCAAAAGCAGCCTTGAGCCGCTTCGTCACCTTCTTGAGCAGTATGGGGATGACTTTACCCCAAACCTGAACATTGAGTGGGATGACATCGACATGGATACACTGATGTCCAAAGCTGACCTTGAAGCGCGGTGGGCGTTCAACATCTCTAGCCTGACACGCAAGGTCGAAGGCGTGAACGATGGGCATCTCGTTGAAGTTGGCGCACGGCCCAATACAGGTAAGACATCCTTTCATGCCAGCTTGATTGCGGCACCGGGCGGCTTTGCCCATCAGGGTGCGAACTGCATCATCCTGTGTAATGAGGAAGGCTATCACCGTGTCGGCGCACGTTACCTGACCGCTGCTACTGGCATGACCATGCAGCAAATCAAAGAGAACCCCAGCATGGCGCGTGACCTGTACGCACCCGTCAAAGAACGCATCAAGATTAAGGACGCCACTGGCCGGGACATGAATTGGGTTGAGTCCGTGTGTAAGACATACAAGCCTGACATTGTTCTGCTGGACATGGGAGACAAGTTTGCACGG